CGACCAGGTTGGCCGTCTCCTGCAGCACCTCACAGGGGATCACGTTGCTGACGCCCAGCGCCGCCGCGAGCTCCACCTTGGTCGGGTAGAGACGCCGGCCGAGGGTATCCTTCGCCAGCAGCATCCTGCTGAGGTACGGCAGGGTGGTGTACATCGTCGGGCCACCGGAGCCGCGGTAGTACTGCATCCCGGTCACGACCGCGTCCACGATCTCGTCGGCCGTGCTGCTGGCGTCAGTCAGGTCGACGTTCAGCGTGGTGACGTACAGGTCGTCGTCACCGTAGATCGGCCGCACGTTCAGCGGGTTGACCTTGTCCGGGTCGTCGATGTCGCGGCCGTCGCCCACCAGGATGGCGCGGGCGAGCTCCTCGTCCAGCATGACCCGCATCTCGGTCTGCATCCAGACCACCACGTCGAACTCCGTGATGTCCAAGATATCGTCGCGATCGAGCTTCTGCTTCTTGTAGACGGTCTGGGGCGTGGTGATGCGCTTGGCGACCCGGAAGTACTCTTCCTTCTTCAGGTTCGCCTTGATGTAACCCTTGGCCCGGGCCTGGTCCAGCGTCAGGTCCGCGGTCCAGCTGCGGATCCGCGAGAACGGGGTCTTGCGGACGCCCGACAGCACGCCGGCCACCCACTCCATCCTCCGGGAGATCCACTCGGGGGAGTCGGTGACGGCCTGGTCGTACGGGAACAGGGTGGAGATGTCGTCGATGTTGTGCGCCAGCGCGTAGCCCTCGACGGCCTCCTTCAGGGAGCCGCCCTTCCGGGCCTCAGTGAAGATGCCCTTGATGTCGTCATGGGACAGGGTACTGCCGGCCCGCACCTTCTGCCCGGTGGAGTCGGTCTGGTCGAAGACATTACGGCCCACTGGGGTGCCGCCTTCCTGGTCGTGGTTGATCTCGGTGGGGTCATCTTCTTCGGAGCCAGTTGCGCTCTGCTCCATGGCAGCACCGACGGTTGCGTAGAAAACCTGCTGCTGCTCGGGGGTCATCGTGTCAATGACCTGCTGAACTGTTGCGTCCGGACCCAGACCACCATCGGCCGGGTCGAACAGGTCATTGTCCCCATCCCCATCGGGGTCGGGGTTTGATGCGGACGGCTTGGGCATGTCACCCTTGGCCATGCCGACCTGCTTCGGTGCAGCCACTGCAGTACTGCCGGCGTGCTGCACTGACACGGTGTCGAGGAGTTCACCGCTGTAGATCACGGCTTCATCATCGAGAATCTCATCGGGGCCATCGGCATGTGCGATGCTGACCGGATCGATGTATGCACCGGGGTTGGCGCCGGCCATGACCAAGCTGACCTCACGGATGATCCCGTGCACGACGTTCTTGGCCTGCTGGACGAGCTGGTTGGCGTAGATGGAAAGCGAGCCAATGTCCCTGTGCTGGACGAGCTGCTTGGCGTTCTTGCCCTGCTCGGTGTCGTTGAAGAAACCTTCTCCCCAGACACCGTCAGCCCGGTGGTGCAGGACCATGTGGCCCAGGACGTTGGCGGGGGCGTCGTGCTGGTGATGCCACACGAGCGGGACCTGAGTGCCGTCAGCTTCCTTGAAGGCGTGGGCCATAATGGTCCTGCCATCGGTGCACTTGATACCGCTGCGCGTGACGTACCCAGTGAAATCAGGTACCATTTTGACTTTTATCTCCTTGTGTTATGGCCAGTTGGCCCTTGGCTGCCGCACCTGACGGGATCGCCTTGACTTGCTGATCCTGCGTCTTCGGTGGCAGCTGGGGCCTTGTCAGTGCCACGCCATTGGCCGGTTGTGATGAGTAAGCCGCCGGGATGTTCGGGTTCTGCAACGTGTTCGCGTTCGGGTCCTTAGTTGGCGGGAATCCGATGATAGCACGCATGTCATTCGCCGTTAGTACTTCATTACGGCGGAACTTGTCCGCGATTTCAGCGAGATCCTTAACCGGAACCAGCTTGAACGGATTCCGAACGTACATGATGCTCTGTCCTTGCGTTCTAGCCGTCTTCGTGAGGAAGGCTCGCTTCATGTTGTCAGCGAGAGCAGCAAGGACCGGCTCAATTGACCGGTTGTAGTAATTGATCATGGTCAACTCATCGGCTTTACCGTTCATGACGTCTTCGGTGATACCGAGTTGGCCATACAACATCTCGGTGAGATACGTGATCTGACCCATCAGATTGTTCTCAGCCGGCCGGTTCAGTTGAGTGATCTTTTCGGTACCGTCCGTATAGGCGATACCGTATTGTGAGCCCTTTAGCTGGAACTCAATTTCCTTAAGTCGCTTCTGCGCTTCTTCTCGACGCTGCTGAGTCTTGATGACGTAAGGCAGCTGGACGATGATGTCGAGGTTCCCCGAGGCACTCTGATCGTCGACAGCGTCAAGAAGACCAAGCTTCCTGAGAAGACGCTGAAGCGTCGAGTTCGGCTCATTCATGACCGAGTAGAGCGGATTCTCAACAATGGCCACCATGTTCTTAGGCAGCACTACTTCCTGCTGAACGCCCTTTTCCTCGTTGTACACCCGTACTCGGACATACTTTGGCCACCACTGTGTTATCCGGCCAACTCGCATTGACTGAACATCGTATCCGCCAGTAGAAAGGGGGTTCATCGTTGTGTCAACTGGAACGATCGCGATGACGCCCTCGTCAAAGAGCGTCTGGACAGCGTCCTGCATGAACTGACGTCCACTCTGGTCGACATTTGCCTCTATCTTAAGGCAGTCGTTTAGTGAACTGTCCATGTCGGACTGGTACTGATCATTCTTGTCAACACGAACGTGTTTGACAGGCACTGCAGCAACGTCAATCGCCATGCGAGTGTAGATCGACGTTATGATCGTTCGCCCATTACCGAAACGAAATCGAGGACGATCTGGACGTTGAGAATATGACATGCCCGTACTGGCTGCAGGCGGCAAAGCAGCAGGATTGTTGTCCTGGGTTATGAAAGCATTCCAGGCATGAGCTAGACGATCTCTGAATCTTGCCATGCGTCACCCCCTTTCTTTGTTAAATATGCGGTAACGGATTCGGGCACGAGATCAGCCTGCTCCTGCTGCTCGCATCCATGCCTTGACGCTTGCCTGCGCCGATGGGTTGTGAGCGAGATTGGAAACCTTCTGGATGAGGATCTTGTCGGCGCCTGACGAGTGCAAATATGCGGCACCCGCAGCGATGGTTGCCGCAGTCACAGTCACCGGACCGAAACCTCCGGTCAGCGAACGATGAACACCTCGAGTGGTCTTCCCCACGAAATGCGTGGCGTCTTTACGACGACGAGTCCGGGTTGCCTGCGCAGCACGCTTCTCGAGGTTCTGCTTTGCCACGTGCGCATCGAAGGCTTTCTTGTAAACCGGGTTCTTGGATCGAGTTTCGACCTTGGCCTTGATCAACTTCCGCCTGGTGCCGGCACCTTCACCATAGAACAACTTGGCCTTGATGTGCTCGTTGGCATCACTAGCCGCCTGGCTGCGTGCACGATGCTCACCCCAGTGCATGCCTTTCACACCAAAGTGCGCAATGAAATCGGCGAGGTCTTCGTCCGAATGTCCTATTCCCACGATCCCATCCTGTGCGATCTTGATGTGCTCTGCGGTCAGTACGTCATGGCCAACGATCTTGAACAATCCACCGGCCAGAAACTTAACTGGTGACTCTCCCAAACTTCCGGCATCATTAGCATCGATTACGCCGTGATAGCCTGAAGCCTGAAGAAGTTTCGTGAGGTGCGCTGTTACCGGATCCTTTGGATCTATGAAACCCGCAGCAACTTGAGCGAAAGTTTTCCGGATGAGTTCTTCATCGTTCTTAGCACCTCTTCCCAGATAACCAGAAGAGAGCTTTTGCCTGAGTGTTACTGAATTGATAATTGGATCATCCAGTGACTTACGCACCATTTCGAGAAGCGTCTTCTCAGAAGCTACTCTCAAATGCGAATCACTGGCGTAATGGTTTACGTATCCAGAAGTCTTTCCAGCAGTACTCGCCCACATCTTCCAGTAGACAGGCAATACAGCTTTGTATCGCTCTACGTCTTTTGGGAGATGTGCGGCATAGAAGCCTTCCGGTCTGATCGTCTTTTCAGCTTCAGTTGATACACGGCTGAAAATATGCCCAGGTTCAAACGAAAGATCTTCTCGCTCGAAATTAAAACCCGTCAGGCTTTTTGCATGCGCACCTTTTGTGGCATCGGATTTAACCAGAAATTCAGCAGTTGGTTTACCGATACCACCTTTTACAAGCCGGTTTACTGTTGCTTCGGTACCTCCGCTTTTGTAAGCGTAAATACCAACACCAACAACAGCTACGCCAACTGCGCCATAGATGATGGCTTTCTTCTGAGCCGGCGTAAGGTGATGACCCTCTTTTTGGGAATCTGGACCATACTTAGCGTCCATAGTCGCAGACTGCTTAGGCGAAAGTCCTGCTGCTTTCAGAACCGCCTTGTCATGACCTGTCAGATTCCCAGAGTTCGCTCCGGATCCACCTTGTCCGGAAGTTCCCCGGTCATGGCGAACGCCCCAGTGCATGCCCTTCACGCCGAAGTGCTTCAGAGCGTAGGCTTCCTCTTCTTGGCCCACAGAAACCTCCTTCCTATTCGAATGAATCCTTGTTTGCCTTGTACGCCACCCAGGCATCCATCAGAGCTGAGACATTGTCTATCTTCTGCTCCTGGCGCTTCTTGAAGAGTTTCCGGTTCCCGTTCGTGTCTTCCATGGTGATCGCATTGCCCATAGCGAAGCTCATCAGTTCCTGGTCAAATATGATCATGCGTTCGCCTGACAGGATCTTGAGCTCACCGAGCGGGACTGATTCAGTGCGAGCACCCTGAATGACTTTCTCAATACCGAACGGTCCGTTCTCCTGTTCCCAGCGAGTGACGAATTCCTTGGCATTGTAGGGGTCGTAACCGAAAGACCGGACGTCATACTCGTTGTCCAGAATAAAGCGCTCAAGGTCTTCATAGACCTCCATCATGTCCAGTACTGCACCCTCAAGGACATGAAGACTGCCTTCCCGGATGAACTCGTCGTACTTCGCATGCATTGCACCAGGAAGTTTCGACATCGTCAGGCTGGAAATATAGCTCCGGGTCTTGACGCCGAAAGACCCATTGGTGATCGGGAACAAGAACGTGAACGCCGTGAAGTCGTCGCCTTGCGAGAGGTCAGCACCCATGGAGCAGGGCATCTTCCAGAACTCACGCTTGCGATGTACGAGTGTCTCTTCGTACGTGAAGAAGTACGTGAACCCTTCCATCGGGATCCCGAATCGCTTCGCCAGAATGTCGTTCCGTGAAGCCGGCGCGTTCTCTGCCCGCTCGACATCCAGCTGGTAAGTCTCATACGAGACTGTCTTCCCAAGGTTCGGGTTTGCTTTCGGCCACATCGCTGGATTCGCTACTTCTTCTAGCTCGTCCAGTTTGTAATGCCAGATGGAAACATGCGGGTTCTGGTAATCGCCCTTGAGAATGTCAGCGAGTTCCAGCTTGATCGTATCACCAGAACCGTTACGAATCGTTCCCTCAGAACTCGTCGCGACAATCACAAAGTCATCAAGCTTAGACGCTCCTTGTTCAAGAGCGCCAATAACATCTTCTCGTAGATCTCCCGAAAGCCACTCATCGATGGTGGATACTTTCGGTCTTAGTCCTTGAAGCTTGGCGATTGACATCGGCCGAACTTCAAGCAGCGAGCCAGTCAGGAAGTTCTCGACACCTTTCTTCGTACTTGCAAGCTTCACGCGCATTGCCCTGGAGCCCGTCGTGTTCTGCAAAGATCCCTCAGTGAGGAATTTGAACAGCGGGCCGCGCGCACGCGTGATAGCGGTACGGAAAGGCGACATCACCTCTTCGGCTTGCTTCATGGTTGGAGCAGTAGTGATCTGATGTGTGGTCGATGTGTCGACATTCAGGAAATATGCCTGAACGCATTCAGCGTACATCGACTTGGCTGATCCACGAGCAACGATCAGGTACTGCTTGTTAACGAGTCGCTTGCAGATCCTCTTCCGAATATAGCGGCCACCGTGACCGTCTTCGTTCGGTGTGTAGACGCTTCGCTCGACGAAGTAAAACCATGCGAGAAGATCCTCAGCCCACAGCTTAAAACTATCCAGCATGTGGAAGTCACTGCCGTCAGTGAGCGTGAGTTCGTTCTCACAATATAGAATGAACCCGTCGATCGCCTCGTCGTTGTAGTAGAAGTTCGGATCGGCGATGAGGTCATCTATGCGGTTCATCTGCAACGAGATCTCCTGGTTGACAGGAATATCCCCGCGGAGCACCGCGTCACGAAAGGCGCCGTAGTACTTAGGCGTCGCCGTGTTTGACAACATCGCCGATCCTCCCTTCAGCGTTCGTTACTCGTAATGCCAGTGCAGCGTGGGCGCGACGGAGTAGGTGATATTGAGGACGCCACCACGGCGGAGACGCACGGAGCCAGCCGGAGCGGTGGTGGACACCTGGCCGGTGATCGCTCCATCGACCTTGACCACGGTGATCGTGCCGGCGCCGGCGATGTAGACGACGACCGGGCGGCCCGAAGTGTTGACCATGTCCACGGTGCTGGCAGCGAGTGAAGGAGCGCCGGCCCAGACGCCGACCGTCTTATTCGCGTCGATGTCTTCCAGCAAGGTTTCGAGTTCTTGGGCGTCCATGACGTCCTTTCGTTGTTGTGCAATTGGACACTACGAGAATGCGTGCCGGCCTCGATGGACATTGTTGGCGACACGCGCAGTACCTGCGACGACCTTGATTCCCTTATGCACCTTCTTGGCTGCATCGATGGCTTCAGGCGTCGTTTTCGCGACATCAATTCCGGTCTTCGTGATGCCGAGAGTCTTCTTGACGAAATTGTGACCGGCGTCAATCCGGCTTGGAGTTGCAGTCAGGCGTGCATGCTGCTGTTCCAGGTTCAGCCGCGTGACCAGATCCTGTAGATCCTGATTGCTTGCCGATTTGACGCCACCGGTCTTGATCAGGTGATGAACATCTTGCGCCCGCTGATGATCGGCAGATCCTGGGTTGACGTTCCGGACACCCCAGTGCATGCCCTTCACACCGAAGTGCTCGAGGCTGGAATGCTTCATCTCCGCAGCCTTAGCGCGAAGATGCGATGCTTTCTTGAAGTTCCGGTTAGTCGATCGAATATAGCTATTATGCGAAGCGCGATGGAATTCACTCAACTGACCAACTGCTTGCGCTTTGTTCATACCGTAAGCAAGTTGGAAGAGACCCGGATTCTGAAGAGCAGTACCTTTTCCGTAGTGATCTTCGAACGCCTTGGCATGAACACCGTGCGTTTCCAGGTCCTTGTTCGCCGCTAGATGCGCTTGTGCGATCTTGTAATGCGCAACCGCTTTCTCGTCATGCTTCTTCGCGGACGCAAGAAGTTCTTCTCGGCTCTTGTGAATACCCCAGTGCATGCCCTTCACACCGAAGTGTGCGATGAACTCCTGGCCGGCTTCGGTCATGCTTTGCGCCATCGACCCATCCGACTTCCAGTTGTCCGGGATCTTGCTCGACAGATTCAGGGCTGCTGCCCGCTTGATGATGTGCTTCCGGATCGTGTCGTGATCAGCACCACCACGGCCGACAGCATGAATGGCATCGTCCAATTCGCCAGCATCACGAATATAGTACGAACCATCGGGCATTGCGATGCCCATCTTGGCAAGTGTCCGCTTCTGTGCAGCCGTAAGTGTTGCCACACTTCCTCCTTTCATTACTGGACGATCGTGAGGAAACAGAGTTCCGACGTCGTCGATGCCGTGTGCGATCATGACACGTAGCCATAAAGGTTCATGCCGGTGTTTGTTGTGATGGCACTTAGCGAAGAACCGACTGCCGGAGGTGTGGTTTTTCCTGAACCGAAAGAACCGCAGATGTTCGGTGTCATGTTGTTTGTGGCGTTGATAAGCCCAGCGCCTGCCAAGAAAGTCGGCATGCCACTCGCCACGACACATTCGACCATGTAATACTCACCATCCACAGGAACGGTGTATGGAGTGACCACATCCAGCGAATACTTAGTCTGAGCTGTTCCCCAGACCGTTGCTGCATCTGTCTGGTCCGCAGTAACTGCAAGAACCAAAGAGTTCAGGTCAAGCAGTGCATACCATCCATGACTACCACCGGTTTTGGCAGCAGCATTCGTGCAGAACGTGAGATGAGAAACCAGTTCGCCAGCTTCTAGGGAAATAAGCCGGCCATAGACGCTTCCCGATGTTGCTCCTGATGATGCAATAGCAGCTTGCCACCTGGGGATCGTCTCAGCCAACGCGACTGACGGTCTTCCACCTCCACCAAGCTTGGCCTTCTCGAGCTTGACGAAACATCCAGCGCCAGCGCTGACTGCAGTCGTGTCAGTCTTACTGTTGATAATGTTCCGGACAGCCAGTGAGCAGTTCGACTTACCGCCGAAGTCCGCCCACGGGTGCGCGTGCGAGAAGGTGTTCTCCGAGCCTTCGTTGAATCCCTCGATCGTGGCTGCCGACGCTGTTGATCCAGCGAAGCGAACCACAGAGTTCTGGACCGTTCCACTCATCGTGCCGAAGCGAACTGACATGCCCCTGACCGAGACGCCAGAGTTGTTCAGGCTGATGTACGCAGCCTTGCCGTCCGAACCTGACAGCTGAATGGACTCAATGTGCAAGTCCGTGATCATGCAGTTGGCCACACCAGACAGGCCGATGACGTCGAAGTTGAACGACTCGCCGTGCTCGATGTTGAGCTGGTTGAAGGTGATCTCGTCCCAAGATTCGAGGAACACTGGGTAACTGGCGGACTGAGCAGCAGAGCCGCTGAAGTTGTTATGCAGGTAGGTGTTGTTGAACACCACACCCGTGCAGTTCGCCAGGCCTCCACCATTGTTGCCGGCTAGGTCAATCGCGTTCTGGCTGTAACCAAGAGCCCGGATGTTGTGGAACTCGCAGGAGAACAGGCCTGCAGCAACAGCAACTTCCGGATTGATCGCGAGTCCACGCTGGCACTGGGTGAGCAGAATATCGTCAAACTCGCTCATGAAGCACGAGCCGACAGTGTCATCACCCAGTGCCAGTCCGACCGCATTGGTATGTGCTGCTATCTCTTGCGAGGAGTAGCCGAAGTCCAGACCGGTGATCTTCTGCGATCCGCCGGCAACCACGACTACACCAGTGTTAGCAGTGGCCTGCCTGAACCGGGTGAGCTTGCTTCCTGAACCGGCGATCTGAAGACCAGGAATGCGCCAGTCCATCCGGCTTGTGACCTTGTATGTACCCGGAAGAACTATCCCAGGAACGCCACTGCTTGCACAATCATCGATCCAGTTGGTGATCGCGGCATCGGAGGCAGCCACACCCGTTGAGTCCAGCGATCCGTAAAACGAACTCAGAAGCTTGTACGGCCCTCCGGGATCGCCTTTCGGACCTCGGATGTTGGCAAGCAGCAACTTCCCCACGTGTTCCTCCTTTCAGACTGAGGTGAATACGAACAAGTTTGATGCTGGCACGAACGGTCTTTCCGATCCGTGAATATGCATCTTCTTGATCTGTACTGAACCATGACCAACATCTTTACCAACGCCGGCCAGACCCATCTTGTGCATCGAAATATGAAGCGGGCCGCTAGTCGTACCACGGCCTGCGCCGGCCAGACCCATCTTGTGCATCTGGACTGAACCGAGGCTGCCGATCGCTCCACCAGAGCCAGACACGCCCATCTTGTGCAGACGAACTCCGCCAGTACCGTGATCAATCTCCTGACCAGAACCGGCTAGGCCCATCTTGTGAATATGGACGCTGCCTGTACCTGCGTTGGATCCCGACACGAGACCTACGCCGGCCAGACCCATCTTGTGAATACGCACTGAGCCCGTGGCAACGTCAGGAGCTCTTGCCGTTCCAGCCAAAGCCATCTTCTTCAGATGCACTGAGCCGGTACCGCGTTCAATCTCCTGACCAGAACCAGCTAGGACCATCTTGTGCAGCTGAACCGAGGCTGTTCCGAAATCAGTCTCGATCGCTGAGCCGGCCAGACCCATCTTGTGAATATGCACTGATCCGGTGCCACGAAGCTTGACAGTGCCAGTTGCGGCTACGCCCATCTTCTTCAGGCGAACCGATCCAGTTCCGCGATCAGTTTCCTGACCAGAGCCGGCTACGCCCATCTTGTGCATGTGCACTGAGCCAGTACCTGCAGCCGTTGCATTACCTGTAGCAGCCAGTCGCATCTTCTTCAGATGTACTGAGCCAGTGCCACGAAGCGCTTCTGCTCCAGAGGCTGCCAGTCGCATCTTCTTCAGATGCACTGAGCCAGTTCCGAACTCGGTCTCAACAGCAGAGGCCGCTAGCACCATCTTCTTCAAATGTACTGAACCGGTGCCACGAAGCTTGACTGTACCAGAAGAGGCAAGCGCCATCTTCTTCAGACGAACTGAACCAGTTCCAGTATCACCGGCAGCAGCGACTTTAATACCAACGATCAAACCGAATCGGACGGCACTAACACAAGTACCTGTTTTAATCCCAGTCGAGCCGGAAGCAATACTCTGAACATCGCCGACTGCACCGTAAACATCTTGCCCCGCCGTGGTACCTGAACCAAACGAAGCAATCCGTGAAGTGAATCCGGACGGCAAGCCAATGGTTTGTGATGTCGCACCGATAGCGCCAAAAATACCAAGCAGCCAATCAGTGGAGTTTGCCAGCGTAATGGCCGGAACTGGGATGGTTGTTCCCGCGGTATTCGGGTCATACCAACTTGGGAACGTTGTCGGATCAAACCATCCTGTAGTCGCTGTAGCAACAGCTGAACCACGAATCGCGATACACATTGCGATTCCATCGCCATTACTTCCGAAAGCGAATGAAAATGTTGACCCTTCAGATCCATCAGCTTTGCGCGCCATCAAGGTACCCCAACCGTTAGGGCTATCCTTGACCAACGTAAAACCAGTTGGATTTGACGACGTTAGCGTTGACGAAAATCCAAGACCAACAATCAGTAGCAGATCTCCTGCAGCCACACCCGTTGGTTTGTTGACGACAAGAGCAGTACCATTGTGCACAAAACCGGTAGTAGGCGTTCCGACATAGGAGAGACTCATCTATACACCTCGCTTCACGATTGTTGGTAGCCTACTACCGGTTTCCAGTTACTCGGTCAGCGTGATGGTGAAGCTCGTGACGGACACGTCCTCTGCGGCCACGATGGACACCGAGGCCAGGTTCAGATCACA